ACCTCTAACCACTGTTTGTCCAGTCGCACGTCGACGGAATGGTTTAAATGCATCCGTATCGTCCCTTAAAGGATCGTATGCTACCCAAACAGTTCCTGCAACAATACCATTGCCACCGCCCGACGGATCCAATCCATACAAAGCGTCTTCTGCCCGGTTGTAAAACTCAGTTGCTAATGTAACGAAAGCTCCTGTTGTGCTATTGTAACGCTTGATCACAACATCAGCTCCACTACCAGTAGCGCCTACTTTCATGAATACACTACCGTATGGTCTAGGTACTGTATCGGTGCTACGCCAGCTTGGTATTTCAGCGAAAGTTCCAAATGTCAATAGCGGATTAGCGTAGGTGCTACCACTGGTACCTAATCCCAAACTGGCCATTGGAGTACCAGATGCATTGGATATTGTGATCTTACCATCGGCTGTAGCGCCATCGCTTTCCGAATCAACGGTTGCATAAATTTCCAATCTTGAATCAATATATGCCGCGGTTACACCAGTAATGGCTGCACTGTTAATTGCACTTACAACTTGAGCAATAGTTCTTGCCGATCCGGTATCACCAACTGTAACCGAAGTCCCGTTAATAGTTAACGCTGCTGCTGGAGTACTGGCAGAGATAGCTGTTGTGGCATTAGTTGCAAAAGTAACTGTGCCTTTGATAGTAGCCCAACTTTGCGCCCAGGCATCTGTTCCGATTCTAACCCAGGTGTTGCTTCTATTTTTATAGAACAAAATTGCATTGCTGCCTGTACCAAAACTTACAGCATAGCTTCCTATCTGTCCAAGATCAGTATCAGGCACATATATACCACTACTCAGTGTCTGATCGTCAGTGCTGGTTACCAAAATAGGTGTTTTTAAATTAAATTCGCCGTCGACAGCATCCCACTCGTAAATACCCCATACGCTTTCAGCTAGATCCATCCAGTGTGTATTATTTGCTACAGCACCAGTTGGACGAACTGTAGTGCCTTCTAGTGCACCTAAATCTACATCTGCTCTAATAGCAAAAATTTTGTTGACATTGCCTAATACGCTGTAGGCTGTCATTAGTCCGTATTCGTTTCTCTCATCACCATGCAATGGTGTGCCGGCTGCACTTTGCTTAAAGCTAGGATATCCCATGCTTGCAATCAATTCTCTTTGACTGCTATAAGTTAACAGTTTCCCTGCTCTAGCGGCAGTAGTGTCTGTAGCACTACCACCTGATGGATTAGTTTTATCCTGGGCAGTAGCCATAATAATTAGGGGAACAGTTCCTACTGCGCCTGGAACATATTGACTTTCGTCGGTTACGGTAATTTCTAAACCTGCGGATACTAGTGCCATGTTTTTATCCTTTAACAAAACATTTTGTAGTATTTATTAAAAGCTCGTTATTTTAGGCAGATACAAGGTGCCTTTAAAGGTTTAGGCAATAAATACAGTTGTGAAAAGACCGTTATGTAGCCTATGCCATGGCAATCTGGCCGCTGTGAACTATAAAGCAGGCAATAAAACTTACTATAGGCGCACATGTGCTGCATGTGCTCGTAAAGGCAAGCGAGTAAAAGAATTACCTGGATGGACCAAGACTGGTTATAAAAAAAAGCTGGTGTGTGACCGTTGTAATTTTGCAGCTAAAATACTAAATCAAATTTTTGTATTTTATATAGATGGAAATTTAAAAAATAACGCTTGGACTAACTTGCGCTGTGTATGTGCTAATTGTAGAATCGAACTAAATCAAACAAACACTACTTGGCGCGAAAGTCCACTGGTAGCAGATTATTGACTTGTTCATACAAATGCTCAACTGTTCCGTTGTTGTCTAGCTCGTAATTAAACGTCTGCCCAATCCAGGCCCATTCACTGTGATGTACCGCAGGATAACGTTGCGGCATCAACTGTCCGGCATCTTCGAGCAACCATTGACGATCTTCGTGAGTGGTGTTTTCTGTCAGCGCACAGTTGTACCATTCTGGTAGAGCTCCGCGCTTAACCCACACACAAACACCACCATGTTTTCTAATAGCTGCTATCTCGTTTGGGAATCTTACATCGCTAATAACAACATCTTCTGTAGTTTTGCGTAGTCTATTTTCTAAACTAGCTATCCATATGTCATTATGAAACGCTCTGCGACAAACTTCTGTGCCCCATAATTGCAGCATGTATCTTGGTGTTAGTCGCGGCATGTCAAGACGTTTTGACCACCAAGGATCTACTTGTTCTCGCCATTCACGTGCTTCAGGTGTTAGTCCTTCAAGAAGTTCTCTATCCCACCCAAATACTTGAGCCACTGCGTCTTTTAGAGTGCCAGCGAAACTATCCCTAACAAATCCGTGTTTGGCCACTAGATAGTTGGCCACTGTGTCTTTTCCTGATCCAATAAATCCTGTAATTCCTATAATCATAGTTTAATTTTATAACAACAAAACTTAAAGGTCAAACTTTTTTTCATATTGTGTATGTTTATCTAGTTTTTTAAGATGAATGGCTTTAGTAAAATGTAGTATTCTTAATACCAAGTAAAACAAATCTATTTCAAACCATTTGTGAGCACAATTAGGATCCCACGGTCTTGTGTGATGATTTGAATGTAATCCTTCGACCAATGATATAGGTGTTACGTTTCTGGCCTGACCTTTTACTTGAGAGTTTTTGTACCCTATAGTGTGATAACAATAATCTGTGCCTTCACGATATATAGCCTGAAATGGTATCCATAATAACCCAACTACAAAACCAACCACTCCCATAACCAATGTAAAAATTGAAATTAGAATTATAATTCCACCCCATGGGTATTTTTTATAAAATTTTGTCAGCTGATCTTTTGGTCCCAACATAAACTCGCCGTATTTTATGAATTGATCTTGAGTCAGCGTACTACCTTTGGTCAACAAAAACCAAAATCCGTATTTAGGATTACTTGGATCTTGCTCTGTGTCGCTGTATTTGTGATGGATTCTATGTTTTGCTACAAATCCAGGAACAAGAAACTGTTTGCTCCAAACCGGACTTGACACATAAATGATGAACCTAAGTACGTGCTGAAAATAGACATTGATTGTCATTTGTCGATGACATAGATACCTGTGAATATATAGCGAGTACGAAAAATGTGCAATGTAAATAAAAAAAACAAGAAACAAGAAAAAAGAAGTGTACGAAATTAAATGATAGTTTAATATGCTAATCATTACACTCCGTATTTGTTCTTTTTAGTTTTCAAAACCGGACTTGTTTTGTTAATAGTTGGACCTTCTTGACTACGCAAATCGCCGTTGTTTATATCTTCGTACTCAGCGTGTACCGCTTGATATGCCAATTTGAGCATGTCCTGTTCTTCTTTGGTGTATGGCGCAGCAGCTTTCCATTTTCCTATCCAACTTTCCTCATCCACAGGAGGCATAGTTTTCCCATCGGTGGCTGCTAGTGCCAGCCCCAAACGATACAGCGTATAGTCACCATTCCATTTTTTACCGTCTGCAAAACGATTTAAACCACGCATTGCAAAACGTTGACGTTTTTTTAAAATACCTCTGGTTTCTGTAATGATATCTCGTATTTTCATCAGCCTATTACCCATGTCATTGGATAGGACCCATCTACATAGTCCTTAAGTTCTTGTTCAAGTTTTTCCATCTCTGCCATAGCCTCGCCTTTTAGCGTGGCACCATTGAGCTGTGTGCCGCCTTGTGGTCCAGCAATACTGGCAAACTTTTCTCTAGCTTCGCCCACAATTCTTTTGGCAAAACTGTAGGCATATTCTTGTATCCATGGAAATGCTTGATAGTCGTTCAGCAACATGCTGTCAGGTTTGTGATTATATAGATGTAAAAGCACATCTTCAAAGTCATTGGGATTAGAGTTGGCACCAGCAAAAGGAATTTTACGTATTAATGTAAGTTTTTTGGTCACTTTGTTGAATGTAAAGTTCAAATAACCACCAAACATACGCATAGCTAGTTTTTGGTAGTCCACAAACAATTCATAGTTAAGCAGTCCGCCAACACGTCCGGCCACCAACATATAAGTGTTAAGATACCCGCTGGCAAATGGTTCAAATTGACTGGCAGTTGTCCCAGACACCGATCCAATACCTCTGCGATATGCAGCCCTAACATCCATTACAATACTAGGCAGAATAATTTCTTGTGTTTCTGGAAACAATTTTAGAAATGCATAGCTTTCTTCCTGACTGTTACCTGCTCGTTGACGATACTTGAGCAAGGCTTGATTGATTGACATTTCGTAATGTTCTTTATCAAGCTCAACATCCACTATGCCGTCACCTAGTCGCATACGGATATAGTCAGTGATTTCGGCTCGTTTTTTGTTTAAAGATTCTAACCACTGGGCGTTTTCGTCATACTCAATGTGTCCTGTGCCTGAACCTGTATTTGAATTATAAAGACTATCTGATTTTAATACGCCATTGGCGTAAAAATAAGTTGTATCCGCTACAACATTGCCAGTGAAAGGGTTAGACATTCATGATTCCTGTAGTTCATTATATTTATT